TAACAGGAAATAAAATATTAGGTAGTGAGTGTGGCTGGTGTTCTTTCCGCAAAACCTGTTGGCCTGAGTTGAAAGAACTGCCAGCATTGAAGTCACGTGCAAAGGAACCTAAGATAGTTCCTTACGTGCATATAGAGAAGGAGAGTAGAGCATGACTGATTTTCCTGAAGCAAGTTATCTTGAGGCAAATCCAGACGTTAAAGAAGCTGTAGAGAATGGACAGTTTCGTGATGGTAGGCATCACTATGATGCATATGGTAAGAACGAAAACAGAAAGGGGTTAGAAGAATGGGTGAAGACTTAACAGAACTAGAAGATGCAATTAAGGAAGCTGAGAAACAGCTATCTGAAATGAAACGTGAGTACAAAGATAAACGTACTGCTTCCTTACGTGCTGCATTAGAAGCTAGAAAAGACATAGACTGTACTATACGTGAGGAGCTAAAGACTTTAGGTTATAACATACATAATACAGGCTCTGGTGCGTTTTCATTTTGGCATGGTAGAGCTTCATAACACGTGATGAACTACACAAAGTTCTCTCATGCAAGGAAGTATGGGTATAGGTCAGGCTTAGAGAAGAAACTCGCAGATGAACTTAAGGTTTTAAAAGTAAAGTTTTCCTATGAAAGCCTTAAGATAGAGTGGGAAGATCTAGCCTACCGTACCTATACTCCTGATTTTGTACTGGGTAATGGTATAATCATAGAGTCTAAGGGAATGTTTACTGCTGCTGATAGGCGTAAGCATCTCGCAATTAAGAGACAGCATCCTAAACTGGATATAAGATTTGTCTTTGAAAACAGTAGAAGAAAGCTACGTAAAGGAGCGAAGAGTACATATGGAGAGTGGTGTTATAAGTATGGCTTTCTGTATACAAGTAGGGTTATCCCTGAAGAATGGTTAAAGGAAAAGGGCAAGAACAAACACAAGAAGTTTATAGCCTTTACAGGAACTAAGAGGAGAATTGTATGACAGAAGAATTAACGCCTGAGTTTGATCCTAATGATTTTGCAATACGATTGCGTCCTCATATGGTAGATGGTCAGTGGAATGGTGATGTAGATATATGTATAATGTGGGATGATAAACACAAACTTACAGGAGAAGACTTTACAAAGCTGATGCATTTGACTAAAATGATTTGTGCTTCTGTACCTATGATGGAGTATGATGAAGTATTAAGGAGTGATATAAGTAACTATGTAACAGACTACGAGAATGACACGTTACCAAAGACACACATAACTGAGCCTGTTCAGGCAGAGGTAACTGGTGTAGATGGTAATGTAATACATTTAACCTTTAACACTAAGACGAAAGGATCAGCATAATGCAGACACTTACAATGGGAGATAACACGTTTACTATATCAGAACCTGAACTACCTTTTGCTGATATGGTAAATAGTCCACCACACTATAATAAAAGTGGTATAGAGTGCATAGATGCTATAGGTGCAGCTACTGATGCAGGGTACAAGTATTACCTGCAAGGCACAGTAATCAAGTATCTATGGAGATATGAGTACAAGAACAAACCAGTTGAAGATCTGAAGAAAGCACAGTGGTATCTTAATAAACTGATAGAAGAAACTGAAAAGAATGAGGTGAATGATTTAGCGGAATCTTTTACATGAAAGTAAAAGTATTTATAACCTTAGACATTGACAAGGAGGAGTATCCTATGCCCTCTGATGGAGATGTCGCATCTGAAATAGGTGATGGCTTACGTGAATACATCCATGATGTAGGAGGCTTAGAGGTATCATCATTAAAAATTACTATGGAGAGATAGACATGCACACAAATAACTATTTAAGTTCTGACTACCAAAACTTTATTGCACTATCACGTTATGCCAGATGGAGAGAAGGTGAGCAGAGGCGTGAAGGTTGGCTTGAAACAGTAGAGAGATACTTCAACTATCTTGAAAGTTATGTGCTAGAGAAGTATGGCTACATAATGCCTGACAGTATACACGAGAAACTATCTAGTGCAGTACAGGACTTAAATGTTATGCCAAGTATGAGAGCATTAATGACAGCAGGTGCACCATTGGATATATGCCACGTGCCTAGTTACAACTGTTCATACATGACAGTAGATACGCCAAGAGTATTTGATGAATGTATGTACATCCTTATGTGTGGCACAGGTGTTGGCTTCTCTGTTGAAAGACAGTACACAGATAAGCTACCTATAGTTAATGAAGAACTGCATAGTTCTGATACAGTAATTAAAGTAGGAGACTCACGTGTTGGATGGGCAAAGTCTTTAAAAGAATTACTAGCTATGCTATACTCTGGTCAGATACCTACATGGGATGTTAGTGCAGTGCGTCCTGCTGGTGCTAGGCTAAAGACATTTGGTGGTAGAGCATCTGGTGCTGCACCACTAGAGGATCTGTTTAACTTCTGTATTGAGAAGTTTAAAGGTGCAGTAGGACGTAGACTAACACCACTAGAATGCCATGACATCATGTGTAAGATAGGTGAGGTTGTAGTTGTAGGTGGTGTAAGACGTAGTGCATTGATCAGCCTGTCAGACATTGATGATGACCAGATGCGTCATGCTAAGTCAGGACAGTGGTGGGAGAATGAAGGACAGAGAGCACTAGCTAATAACAGTGTGGCCTACAGTACTAAGCCTGACATGGGAACATTCATGCGAGAGTGGACATCATTGTACGAAAGTCAGTCAGGTGAACGTGGTATATTCAACAGGCAGTCAGCACTGAAGCAAGCATCTAAGACTGGCAGAAGAGATGGTGATCATGTCTTTGGTTGCAACCCATGTTCTGAGATTATACTAAGACCATTTCAGTTTTGTAACTTGTCAGAAGTAGTCGCACGTAATACTGATACACTTAAAACACTTAAAGAGAAAGTAAAGTTAGCTACTATACTAGGTACATTACAGTCTACACTTACTGACTTTAGATACCTACGTAAGATATGGAAGACTAATACTGAGGAAGAAAGGTTGTTAGGTGTATCTCTTACAGGTATCATGGACTGTCCATTGTTAAATGGTAAGCAACAAAGCCTTAGTCTTCCTAAAGTACTAGAGGAACTAAAGCAAGTAGCTGTAGATACCAATAAAGAAATAGCAGAAGAAATAGGTATCAACATGTCAGTAGCCATTACATGTGTTAAGCCATCAGGTACTGTGTCACAGTTAGTAGACAGTGCTAGTGGTATTCATGCAAGGCATAGCCCATACTACATCAGGACAGTACGTGCTGATAACAAAGACCCCATGACACAGTTCATGGTTGATATGGGTATACCTAATGAGCCTGACGTTACTAAGCCATTAGACACTACAGTGTTTAGCTTTCCTACTATTGCACCAACAGGGGCTGTGACACGTAATGATATGACAGCTATAGAGCAATTAAATCTGTGGCTAACATATCAAACACACTGGTGTGAACACAAACCATCTGTTACAATATCGGTTAAGCAGAACGAATGGATGGAAGTAGGAGCATGGGTATATGAGAACTTTGATGATCTATCAGGCATTAGCTTCCTACCTTACAGTGAGCATGTATATAAGCAAGCTCCCTATCAAGAGGTGGACAAAGCTACGTGCATGGAGATGGTTAAGCGTATGCCAAGCAGAATAGATTGGAGTAAGCTATCCGACTATGAAAAGGAAGATGGCACATCAGGAGGCAGGGAACTAGCCTGTTCAGCAGGGGTGTGTGAAGTTGTTGATTTAACTACATAAGGAGTATATAATATGATTGCACTAGATATAACAGACGATATGGTAATGGAAGCTAGGCACAAGATGTTAGAGATGGGCATGTTACAGCAGTCCATCTTGAATGGTGGAGGTACACTAGCAGGTTTCATAGGGGAGCAGGTAGCTCTGAAAGTAATGGGAGGTAAGTGGTTGAACACTTATGACTATGACATCATGCTTGACAATGGTAAGACAGTAGACGTAAAGACAAAGCAGACAAGTGTACCTCCACTAAGTCATTACGAATGTTCTGTGGCTAAGTTAAACACCAGACAGAAGTGTGACATGTATGCCTTTGTACGTGTTAAGAAAGATCTTAGCACTGCATGGTTCTTAGGTAGTAAGGATAAGATAGAGTACTTTGATAAAGCTGTGTTTAAAAAGAAAGGCGATAAAGATGGTGACAATAACTTTGTTATCAGGTCTGATTGTTATAATATGGCAATTACTGAATTGGATCAACCGAATTAGCAGGGAGAAGTAGTATGCGTAGAGGACTAAACAAGAATGATGCACCACTAAAGATACAGTGGCGTAGAGGTTACGATGCTTTCTATAGGGGAGCAAAGTATACTAACCCATACAAAGAAAACTCCATGCAATCTAGAGAGTGGGAACGTGGTTATAACAAAGCCTACTTTGAGACACTACGAAAGGTAAAGCATGAAGAGCAACTTAGAACAGTCAGCACTTAACTGGTTAAAGGAGAGATATGCAATGTTA